TTTTGGAAAAGATAATATTTTTTGTTTTTGTTTTTTAGTTTTTTTCTTTTTCATATTATTTAAATGGGTATCCTAAGTTCCATATTACTAAACTGTTTCTTTCTCCACTTTTAACTGGACACACTCTATGCCATACAAATGAAGGAAATACAACCAAAGATCCTTTAGGTAATATTTCTTTACATTTTACAGTTTTTCTTTTTTTATCGGGATCATGTTGTCTAAAATCAAATTCTAACTCACCGCCTTTATAATCTTTTGGATCAGATAAAGTTACTGTTACAGATAATTTTCTAATCTTACCGTTTGATGGGTCATTGCCTTGTCGCATGTAAGGTCGATCCCAACTATCACAATGCCAATCATAGTATTGGCCTTTTTTATATTTTGTAAACTGACAAGATTCAGACCAATCCCATTCAAAATTCCAACCTGCATTTTCATTTGCTTGATGAACGTATGGTTGTATTTCTTTATAAATCCATCTGTCATTCATCCAAACAACATTAGAATCTCTTTTTTGTTTTAAATCTTTTATTTGTTTCTTACTTAGATTTTTATTACCCATGCCACCAGTAACAGCCATTTGATCTTTTAATTGATGACCATATTTTACAATGTCATCACAAATACGAGAAGGAATAGCTGATTGAAAGTAGTAGAAATAGTTGAATAAATTCATATGTCTTTATGCTGAATTTATATCATTTGAAAAATTTAAATCAATATAATTACTAATTTGATTTAAATATTAAGCAGAAATAGTTAGAGTTCCACTCACTGTAAATTTAGCAGTTTTTGTACTACATGGTGTACTAGTTACAGAATTTGTTCCAGGGGTAACTGTTACATTAGGATATGCATTTGGAATTCTAAATGCTGCTACACCACTTCCACCAGCAGCACCATTGTCTTGACTGACTGAGGGTGAAAAATTTTTAACTTCAAGACCACCAGATCCACCACCGCCTCCGGTTCCGTCAGTTGCAGCAGTTGCATTTCCAGCAGTGTTACTAGCTCCATTGCCGCCACCACCAGATCCACCAGATCCACCATTTAAATTTGGTCCAAATGGATAAACTGATCCACCGCCGCCTCCAGCAACTACTCCACTAGCTCCTACAGTTATTCCAGGAAAACTAGGTCCAACACTTTTTCCTGGTCCACCATTACCGGCACTTCCAACTGGAGGACCTCCACCAGGTCCAGATGCGTTGACTCCTCTACCACCAGCACCGCCGGCTCCGCCAGCTAATCTTGTTCCTCCATTACCACCGCAAGGATTCGAAGATGGATTTACAGCACCACCAAAGCCAAAACCAAAAGATCCTGATTTTCCTGCTTGACAACCTTGAATAGCATTACAAGGCATATTTTGACCTCCTCTTGGTGGTCCACCACCAGATCCTCCTGGGTTACTATTTCTTCCTCCGCCTTTTGCAATAAGTTGTCCGGCAGTTGAATCAATTGTACTATCCACTCCAGTATCTGCGTTAGCTGGGCTTCCGTCTGTACCTCCAGCGCCGCCACCGCCTATAACAATAGTATTTTCAACACCAAGATTAAGTAATTCTGTTCCATTAGGAGCTGGGATTAAAACTACGCCTCCGCCACCTCCTCCACCGAGAGCTTGTGCACCACCACCGCCTCCTCCGGCAACCAATAATATATCTATACCAACATCATTTAATTTTACTGCGCCTCCAGAACCAAATCCTAAGACTTGATAACCAAACATTTTACCTCTAGATGATTTTTGATTTTTATGTCCTTTGCCTTCTGTAGTTAAAGGTGTATCTATTTTTTTCATACTCTAAACTCCTTATGCGTCGTTCGCAGCATCTGTAGTAAAGAATATTTTAACTCCAAGCACTCTTGCATCAGCAGTAAAAGTATCACTACCATCATTTGCGTTTCTAAATAATTGAAAATAAGTTAATTCACCTGCTGCTGGCGATCCTGCAACTGTCAGTGCACTACTTTCACCTGAAATTTGTTGATCCTCAACTGTTCCTATTCCAGCATCTGTGACTTCAACTGCAGTTCCATATGCAACATCAATAGTGTCATTGTCTGCACACGCAACAGCTTGTAATCCAAAAATACAATCACCTGTATTTGTAGAACCAGGTGTCCAATAAACTTGGTAAGTTAAAGTACCTTCGTTCCATGATTTAGGCATTGCTATTGAAAATTGTGCAAATTCATCTGTATCTTTATCAAAGTCTAAAACTTTCATATCAGGTCTTGTTGCTGTTGTTTCAACTTGTTGTGCATCAGCTGGGTTTGTTGTTGCTCCATACATTGCTGGAGCTGGAACCCAAATAGTTTCTTTACCTGCAATTTTAACCGCAGAAGATCCTGACTTAAGAACACCAGTTCCCTTTGGATTAATATTTATATCAACATTAGTTTCTCCTGTTGATGATAAAACTGGACCATTACCTGTTGCTGCGTTAGCTATTGTAAATTCATTAACTGCTGAACCTGTTGCAGTAAGATTAATTAATTCGTTTCCATTTGTGTCTGAAATTTTTGTTCCTATTGCAGGACTAGTTAAAGTTTTATTTGTTAAAGTATCTGTAG